CGTATCGAGTGTCTGCATCGAGAATGTGACCAGACTGTGGCGTTACGCTCAATATCCCATCCCAGTGCAGGAAGTCCCCAAGCTGGCATAAAACGCCAGTACCTGACTTTGGTGATGCCTTGATCATATCGTTAACAGAGTTGAGGAAAACATCCCGGGCAATGTGCACGTCCCAATCATCGCCGGTTTCAGCTTCGTAAGCGTACATGCCCAAATGAAAGTCTGTGATAGTTAGAAGCGTAAGTAGTTCGCCATCTGAGCTCTTTGGGGCGGGCACCGGCTTGAATTTGCCGAGACCCTCTTGTGCAGCCTCAACGCGCTCAACAAGGATTTCAAACTGACGCCTCTCATCAGTCTGAGACTTAACCCATTGCCGTACCGGGTTGCCATCCTCATCATAAAAAGTAGATACACCCTTGATCTTATGACCATCAGGAACGGGATGTAGCCAATCATTTTCTGGGCTGTAACCCCTTCGCGTAGCCCGGTCTTTCACCGCCCTAATATGATCGCGTACCGTGCTCCGAGACACCTTCATCTGGTCTGCGGCTCCCCTATGAGAAAAGCCCTCAATTTCACAAAGCTTGACCGCGGTTTCTTGCTTCGACGTTACGCAAAATTTTAGAAGCGGATGCTCCACTTTAGCCCCCTTTGAGTTTCATGTACTCTGAGTCTGCTGGACAAGTTAACTTAACACCACAATCTAACGCCCATGCCAACACCTGATCCATAAACTCGCACATCTCTCCCGGTGACAGGTCACTAGTGTGTCGAACCTGCCCTTCGATCACCGTATTGTTACAATGAATGTCCTCTGTGCCGAGAAAGTTGTTTTTCAACATCATCGCCATTCGTTCTTTGTCAATATCGGCTCCACCCGCCCGAAAGTGCCGAGCCATCTCATCGCACCACATCCACCAAAGCGCTTTTTGAGATTTCGACGCTTTGCCAGAATATCTGGACACCTTCCATTGTACAGGGTGTTCCCAGTTCCATTCACGCTCTAAATATTGCGCGAAAAACTCAATCCGATCGCTTAACTCCTCTTTGTTTTTTACCAACCAAAACTCACCCATACGGATCTACTCCGACCTCGCGCTCAATCATAATATCGATATAGTGCTTAGCTTTGCGAAGATCCTCAATGCCGTTCTTAGTGCGCCAGCGGGAAATATATTTAATTACCGCATGTTCGCAAATGCCTAAATCATTCTCCAAAGCATACTCTAAGGGCTGCACCTTGAATTCCTTATAGTGATCCCCGCCTACTTGTTGATCCAAACTGCTCATATCTCCTCCACGATTACTGCTCTACCATCAGAGCGCTTCTTGAACGTCTGCCCATTATCTTCCCAAAGCTTAAACGTCCCCTCAAAGCGAAGGTGCCTCTGCTTCGCCAATACCAACTTAAATCCTGGCTGATCCAGAATCTCTTTTTCTTTATCGTTAAGGGGTATGCCCATGTCAGCAGCTTCCTGTATACGAGCTCTTCGCTTGTTGTGCCAGCATATGAATAACATATGCGCCTGATCCACAATAGTTCCACCGCCCCTCACATCAAATCGAGTGGGTAAGTACTCATCTCCACCAGATTGCGGTTTCCGCACATGGTGTACTACCGCGATATGCACATCCTTAGCTTCTGCCATACCGATTAACTGATTGCAGAAAAGCCGCTCTCGCTCAATGTCATCTGTCACCCCACAAAATTGCAGGTTGTCCAAAACGATAAACTTACAGCCACGATCTGCCATCGCCGCGATCGCGCCCAGCGCCTCCAGCGGTGTCACCCCGCCTAACGCTCTATACCAGCAAACCCGCTCATGCACCCAACTGGAGAAGCGCCTGGCGTAGCCCTCAGATACTGCGTCGGACGCCGCGGCTTGCTTGCACATCATATAAGCCTGATCCTCAAGCTTCATCTCAAAGCTGGCTATCCCTACCATTGCTTCCCGGGCAACGTGCAAAGCCACCTGCGAAATACATGTACTCTTTTTGTGTCCGTTGATCCCGCACCAGAGGCTAACCGCGCCAGTATGCATACGAACCAAGTCGTGGGTATCCCCCCAGGGCAAGGTAAACCCCGAAGGATCTCCCCCACCATGCACCCGACTCATGAACTTATCTTCAAAAGCGTTGATGCCAACTACGTCAGCAGCTTCACTCTTAGCGAAGATATCCTGCAAATCCTTATCAGTGAAATCAAACCTTCTTTCCTGTATCACCTATCGAACTCCCGTATCTCATTAGTTTGTTTTGGGAAGACTGATCGCCATCCGCACTCAATCGCCTTATCTACTGCTTCACGTTGGTCTTCAAAATCGCACCTCTTCAACTTATTTGCTACCAACGTCAAAGCCCTCTCCGTTGTCGGAGCCTTAAACTTCTTGCGATAACTCACCCACTCTTTCCATGCTTCCGGGTCAACCCCGTCAGGCACTTTACGACTACGTTTTTTCTTTTGGTGGTTAATTGATGGTTCTATGGTGGTTAGAGTACGGTTTTCCGTACTGCTAGAGGTATTGAATTCCGTACTGCTAGAGGTATTGAATTCCGTACTGCTAGAGTCAGTATCGAATCCCGTACTACTAAGCCTTAACGTATAAATAGTGGACTTGTTGTGTCGCTGATTCCTAACAATTAAACATCGATCCTCAAACACAGCCAGCGCCCGGGCAACGGCATTTCTAGTGGCACCGCTACGATCACATATATCCTGATATGAGGGATAGCATTGTGCACTTGCGTCAGCCCTATCAGCCAAGGCAACGAGGATCGCTTTTTGAGTGCTAGTTATCCCCCGGACTTTATTTAAAGCCCAATTGATGGCCTCAATACTCAATGCTGCTTAGTGGCCTGGGCCACAACCTCCGCCACAAAACCGTTGGCCTTCCCTGACCTCCGGAGAGCCTCTCTGAAGCGCTGTTTATCACCCCTAGAGGGAGGCTTGCCAGTAACCCTATCGTGCTCCCAAAGCTCAATCACAAAGTCGTCAGCCGTACTTTGAGGAAGTCGCCGCCTAGATTCATGCGTGTAATGGCTTTCTGGGAAAAGATCGTCGTAATTAAGGTTAAGGGCGTCGAGAACTTCAGTAGCTCCGCAACCAGCTTTGCAATGGATTAGAACAACCCCATCTGCTTTTTCTGTGATGTGCAAGCTGGGTGATCTATCGTCATGAGCGGGGCATACTGCAACCCAGCGCCCGTCTCCCAGCTTCTTATATTTTTCAACCCGATCAAGTAGCTTTTCTGCTGTCATCAACGCCCCCTACTGCGTGATATAATGAGCGACCCTCCACCCCCGTGGACTTGCCCCCGAAAGGGGGCTTTTTTCATTCAATGGGCCAAGTAAAGAACTCAGCAAGCCCAATCCCCAATCCAGCGCATATTCGCTCAACTGTATGTATCTTGAGATTAGGTTGCTGTCGCCATCTAACCAATTGCTGTGGCGTCACATCCATGCGATCCGACAACTGAACGCTAGATATTTTTTTGTCATCCTGCAAGAAGCACAGACGTTTGCCGCAATCGAAGTGGCTCATTAGAACGGGATATCCTCAGCAAACTCAATGGTCTCTGCCTGGCGAGGTTTCGCCCCGGACTTGCTAGGCTCCCCCTCTTTTCTTTGGCTAGAGATGCTGAAGTACTTCTTGCCTTCCTTGCTCTCCTTAACCCATGCAGACAGCCATCGATCTTCGCCCTCAATGTTGATCTCACCCCTAAAATCGGGCTGCTTCTCAGTCTGCTTCTTATCGTTGCGGAACAATACTCCGCGGTTAGTGTTGTCATACTCCATTAACTACCTCCTTCCTAGCAGCGTTCATTTCATCGGTTTTTAAATAACTTCTTTCCGCAGTGGTAAATACACCGCCTTTCGTCGGCGCTAAACCAAAAAGCGCCTCCCTGGTATCGTTGTCGAGTTCCATATAGCACTCAGCAACCCAAGATGGATTGTCTTCCTCAATACCCTCTTTTATAGAAATAACAGACTTCCAGTTATTTCTTACTGAGTGCAGATGATCAGCCAGCTGCTTTCCTCTCCTTTCATAAGAGCGCAGCTTCTTCTCAATCTCCTCGTTAATGGCTTGATTGGTGATAGCGTTTGCCACTTCTTCGGCACTAGCATATTCAGTACCAGCAAACCCGCAGGCACTCAAACACCTTCCAATTGCTGAAGTCTCGCAGTTTTCAAGAGCACTGGTGCGGTTGATATTGCTACTAGCGCGGAACTCCTCCGCGAAACCAGTAGCGCGAACCCTACCACACTCATCCTTCACCAAAGCTTTTATTACGACACTCTCTGTGTCCAGGCTAACTATCTCGGTCTCAATTGACCAATCAGGTCGAGCCTCAACGAACTCAGAGACCCGCGTCGAAATCAGCTTATATTCCTTACCCCGGATATTAACTGTCCCGGTCATACACCCTCCTCCATGATTTGCTCTACAACCTCATCAGCGTTAAGAATACGCCGCCCCCTGTAAGTGCACTTGTGAATTTCTAGAGACCCAACCGGGTGCACACCTTTTTCGCCCCAGAACTCATAACCTTCTAGGTCTTCTTCATATGTATACTTTGTGGACACATCACTCGATTCCACAGCGATCCACACTGAATCTTCATCAGCATCCAAAATAGGACAGCCGCGGTATTGAGTTAGAGCCTCATCGATACATCCTTTCAATTGCACCGTTACTAACATAATCACCTCCCCGTGTATGGCGGCAATTGTGTCGTAGGGGATGCCGTCAACCCGTGGCTAAATCAGCTACTTCTGTATCGCAGAGGCAATCACACAGAAGCTTGGCCTCCAACCAAAAAGGCGCTGAACCCGACAAGCCGAGTGTAAACCGAAATGATTATGAGCGGTTAGAATGTTTGGTTATAAAAGACTAGTAAGACCAAACCGTGGGATAGGGACGATTATAATCCCAATCTAGATGAATGAACCGGCCCTCACCTTTCTGGTTGACGCCGACTCGAGGACACCCGTGGGCTATAGCGATTTCTATTAATCGATATGCATCAGCCCGGGAAACACCTATATCTATAGCCTTGCCAGTGCAGTGCGCCCCTGGGGTCTGCTTCTTAGCTTCTATGGGATGATCAACGCAGCGATATCCACTGGTTACAGCCATTGGCCCAAACTCTCTGCGAATCGCGTTGAGTATCTTTAGCACACCCTCATCAAACTTATATTTACCACAGTGCTGGCACCTTAGCTCATCTTCAGAAAAGTAACTCATTTTTCTCTTTGTACGCCTTTGGCTTTCTCATATGTACGCATCGCACCTAAGCCTAACATCCCCATCAGCACGGGCATCATTGTTTGCAAATCGACTAGGGGAACCTCAATGTCTGAACCATTAATACGCAAGATAAGATTGCCGATAGGAGCAACCAAGAAGTTACAAGCCATCCCCACAACACAAACCCACCCAACAGCAGGACGCCAGCCAGCAACAAACAAAGACTTGTGTGCAGCTTCTGTTTTATTGACCTCCAGCTGCGCCTTAGCCATCTCATGAGCATGTCGCTCTGACATCGTTGCGATTTCATGAGCCAGGCGATTCCTCTCATCAGCGTCAGGAATAAATTTGTCTAGCAGGCTAGATACAGGGCCAATCAGCAGTTCAATCACTTGTCAGCCTTTTTGTCTAGTTTTTCATCGATAGAATCCAGCTTTTCCATAAGCCGCCGCATGTCATCCTTCCATTCTTCACGCTTTAAATACTCGCCAGCTACAGATACTTGCAGAGCCCCTACTTGATGATCCAGGCTTTTTATCGTATCCCACATGCTTTTCAAAACAAGCCCATACGCGCCAGCGGCTAATGAAATTATCGTATTGATTAACGCTTGATCCATTACCGCCACACCTCATGCCAAGCCTGCTTTGCGGCTTTCTTTGCTTTCCGAAAACGTATTTTAACATCTAGCCGGACGCTGTAGAGAAAACCATCAACACGGGTAACAGCAGTGCGGAGATCACCCCTAACACCAGCAAGTACTCGATCCACTTCTTCTCTAAATGATTCACGATCCATCCCAAGGCATCCCGTCATTACATCGATCTTGCCACTCAATCTCCTCAAATGACAAAATGCCGGTTGGCTCGTAGTAATCGCACATGTCATATACGCCGTCATTCGTTACATCGCATTGCCTCTGCCACGTAATCATGTCGAACGTAAGCCCCTCAGACCACGGTATATATGTTTCACACCACTGCGGAGTACCTACGCCGCCCTGTGCGCCAGTTTCGACAGGAACATAGTCACGCTTAGTAGTCGGCAAAACCTTGGTTAGCTTCACATCGCCCTTGCTGTAGCTTTGCATCTGATACAGCTTAGAGTAATTGCTGACATACACTTTTTCGTTAGGGTCTAGCGTGTACTGTAATCCGTCATCAAAAAGAATTACTGTCTGTGCTGTTGCGCCCAACGCAAACAATGAAACCAGACCTGCTATTACGTTTTTCATGTCGCCCCCTGTATAAGTGATACAGTCCCAAAAATAATTGCGCCGATAATTAAAACCCCGAAAACGATAACTGTAGAATCCATAATCAACCTCTGACGCTTTCTTTGCTTGTAAACTACCTGCTCACGCCTTGCCTTAATCTGTCGCCTGAGCATTATCATTTCTTGATATGTTTCCGTGCCGTATGCCCAGATAATTAGCTCTCTAATCTGCCTTTCTTGCTCCTCTAGCTTTTTCTTAGCTATAACGCTATTGAGCGCCTGCTGCTCTACAGTGTTGCCTTCAAACAGCTTTTTAAAGACTCCAGGCTTTTCTGCCTCGCGTTCCGCTTGCTTAATGTCAGCCGCGAACGAATACCACGCACCCAGCTTTTGAGCTACAGCCTCAATCTCTGCCCCTCGATTTACTAGGGTCTGTATGCCCTTGAACGTAGTCGAGGCCATCGCAATGAGGGACAGCGGGTCCATCAGCCATCACTTTCTTCTGGCTCTACCTGACCTTCTGCCTGCTCTTTGATTTTGACGATCAAAGGCCATGCGCCCGTCTTAGTAGGCAAATCACCCAATACGCCAAGGATCGCGTTCACTTCTTCAACAGTAAATTCTAGGTTAATCACTCCCTAACCCCTTACGAGTTTGCGTCAATAGCGGCTTGAAGCACAGCAACATCCTGCGCGTCAGTCCAGTAGTCTTTAGCAACCATGATTTTTAGGTGCTCGACGTTGCGCGACTTGCAATCAGCCCATTCATCATTAGACATATCTTCTGGCTTGCCAGCGTTTAACAGGCTTACAGAATCCATAGCGGCATCGTAGTGCTTCTGAATTTCTTCTGCGGTTAAAGTTTCGTCAGTCATTTTTAATCTCCACTTAATTCAGCGACTTGCGCTTTTAATGATTCAATTTCTGCAAGCGCCTCTTGTAGCGCAGAAACTATAGAGGGTAACAAAGTGCCAGAGGCCACCTCTAATTTTTCGGGATTAGCATCAAAAACTAAACGTGGAACGTGCCAGTTTGTTTCTTCTTGAGCCGCTTGTAACTCTTGAGCAATAAACCCGTGATCTGGATTACCCACTCTGCCGCCATCCCGTTGATTCCAATTAAACGAAACAGGACGCAACGCCTTAATGAAAGCAGAAGCATTGCCAAGGTTTTGAATGTTGTCTTTGTCTCGCCTATCGGACAAGGCTGAAATGCTGTCAACCTGACAACGGAGCGTAGCAACACCAGAGTTGCCAAGCACGACCTCGTTAGTTGCTGTGCCGCTTGAGGGATCAGACGCATAGCCAATACAGGTAATATTGCTTCCTGACGTAATTGCGTCACCCGCACTGTTTCCAACCGCTACATTATTTGAGCCTGTTCCGTTGTATCCAGCCGTATATCCGATATAAACATTTCTAGCGGCACCAGCACCTGTGTACCCTGCGTAGGAACCCAAATATGTATTATCAAAGCCCGTGCTGGTTGTATACCCAGACTGATAGCCCACAGCTACATTGAAGTTTGGCGTGGTTTGGCTGGTGAGGGCATACGATCCAAGAGCCGTACTGTAGCCTCCAGTTGTGTTAGTGGTCATCGCCGCATAGCCAACAGCACAGTTTCTTACCCCCGTGGTGTTGGCGTCTAGCGTTTGATAGCCAACGGCTACGCCATAGTTTCCTGTTGTATTTGCATACAGCGCGTAGTTTCCAATAGCGGTGTTAGAGAATCCAGTAGAGGTGCTATAAAGGGCTTGTAAGCCAAAAGCGGCGTTTTCTACCCCCGTAGTGTTTGAAATAAGGGCTTGCATACCAACAGCGGTGTTGTTTCCCGCTGTAGTATTAGCGGCACCTGCCTGCATTCCAACAAAAGTATTATTGGAACCTGTGGTATTAGCCTGCCCAGCCTGTCTGCCCAAAGCTGTGTTGTAGTTTCCTGTTGTGTTGTTTTGCAGTGCTGTTGAGCCAACGGCAGTAATTGAATCCCCCGTGATGTTCTCAAATCCAGCGTAGTGACCCACAGCCACATGGTTGGTGCCTGTGGTGTTGTCATAAAGCGCGTAGTCTCCAACCGCTACGTTGTAAAATCCTGATGTGTTCGCGTAACCGGCTAGATATCCCAATGCCGTGTTAGCCGATGCCGTGGTATTTTGAAGCGCTCCGTATCCGACGCCAGTAAGTTGAACGCCCGCTGTGTTGGTAAAACAAGCGTTGTGACCAATCGCTAAATTGGCGTTTGCGGTATTGTTGTATAAAGAAGCGTAACCAACCGCAGTGTTGTAGCTTCCTGTTGTATTTGAATACAGGGCCGCAACCCCAAGGGCATGATTAAACGCACCTGTAGTGGTTAGACGGGCCGCGTCATTACCTGCGGCAAGGCTATTATTTGCTGTGGTTGCATCTGCTAGTGCGCCTCTGCCCAGCGCCGTCATATAACTGCCTGTTGTCAGATCGGTTAGCGCCGTCGCACCTAATGCCGTGGAATATGACGCCGTGGTGCTGTTATCCATCGCGGCATGGCCCATAGCCGTATTTTGCGTGCCTGTTGTATTACTATTTAGCGTGTTATAGCCAAAGGCGTTGTTGTCGCCTCCAGTAGTGTTATTGCCCAGCGAGTCACGGCCTAGCGCATTATTATCTGCCCCTGTAGTGTTTACTGCTAAAGAAGCGTATCCGACTGCAACATTTGAGTTTGCAGTTGTATTACTTCGTAGTGCTCCATATCCAACGGCAACCATGCGGATGCCTGTTGTATTGTCTTCAAGAGCAAAACCCCCAACGGCAACACTATTTGCCCCGCTAGTGTTTGTCGTGAGGGCGGCATGTCCTATTGCAGTATTGTAGTTACCGGTCAGAGAGGCGTCGAGAGCAGTGTCTCCTAAAGCTACGTTGCCTGTTCCAGTAGGATAATTACCATCCAGCTTAATAGTGCCGATTACGTCTAGGGTTGCCGATGGATCAGGATTACCGATTCCAGTTAAGCCATTATTAGACCCATCTGACTTCATTGCTACATTAAAGGTGCTGGTGTTGCTATAGAACTTTAATACGTCGGCATCTTCGCCGATCCAAGCTCTTTGTCCTGCTGTTGTATCTGCGTCCCTAAAAGTTATGTAACTTCCAGTTGTTCCAGAGGTTTCAAACTGCGCTACATTTTGCGCCGTACCCTGAATAGTAAGAATATCGGCTACGACAGTACCCGTGACATCAATGCCTGTGGAGGTTGTGGCAAGTTTGGTTGATCCTGAATAATTTAAATCAATACGCCCCGCAGGAAACGCCTGAAGCATAGTTACAGGCGAACCGTTATTGTAATTTTGCAGAGATATTTTGTTTCCGTTTGTGCGTAGTAGTAGATTGCCATTACCCAACTCATCAATGTAACTAGCACTACCATCATGGTAAATCTGTAGGTCAGAGCTAGCACCAAAGATAGCTTTTCCGTTATCAGGAAGCTCTATGTCGTTAGCAAATGTTACTGCTTCGTCACTGGCAATCGTAATCGCAGTACTTGTGGCGTTATCGTCAATGCCTGTAG